CGAAAGAAATCAAATTATTATAGGTCTTTTCTGCTGGCTCGAAACCATTATACTCCATCCCTAAAGACATAGCCCCCAACATTCGTGACCCAAAGCCACATGAATAGTCTAAAATCTTTCCATTAAAACCATATTGGCTATATAGATACTTTGCTACTGCGGGTTTAAAATTAGACACACATGCTTTTGTCAGCTTTATTCCTGTCCTCATAGAAGCATCAGTTAAGCGGTCTGCGTATCGTAATCTGTTTTTAATAAGCTTTCTTAAAAAATCATCTTTTTCCCATTGGTCATAGGGAGAGTCAAACCCTTTACGGTAACATTCATAAATATTAGGGAAAAACTGCTCACATAAATTTTGACCTGCTGAATTATGAGCTATTATTCCACTAGCACATTTAGGCTGAAACTTTATAAATTCATCAATAAGATAATTTAAACGGTCCTCAGTATGACTCATATAAGGAAAACCGTGCTGACGGTAATAAGAAAAGATAGTCTCTTCCATCTTCTTTCGTAATTCAATATCTTCACAAGTCCTGTAAAACTTTGAGCGAATCAATGCAATATCATCTAATTTTATTCCAGACACCATAGCAGGGGTTAAATAGACTTCAGGAATTTTATAATAAAGGTCAGGAGTAGCATATCGAATAAGGAGTTTCCCGAAATCAGTAGCATCCTTTTTAGACAGATAGATTCCTGCTTTAAAGCATGAAAATTTCCATGGGTATTTTTCATTTAAAAAAGCAGTCAAGGCCTCTCGCTGCTCCTTAATAGGACAGAAATTAGTAAAAAGGGCGCTCCCCTCCTCATCATCAAAAGAGCCATCATCAAAAAACCAGTAAGCTAAAATGCTGTCATCCCAGAATTCTGATAAAAAGTCCAAAGGAATTAATTTACCCTTAAGACCTTCCTTATAAAATAATGCTTTATATTCTCTAAAAACGGGATGAGAAACTGTCTCAAACTCATATCCCGTTGTAGTCTCTTTTATTTCTTTACTGTAAGGAGATAAAATATTTTTCTTGCGTTTAAGATATTGTAATTGTTTTTTAGAATGGAACTCATAATAGCAGCCATCTGAAATTCCGCCATCTCCAAGCATCCCTGCAATTAAAACCCTTTTTTGATCTAAAGTAAGAGGAGGGTATTTATTTATTCTATGTTCATGCTTATTTAAGACACCTAAAGAACGTAAATAAGGAAGCCATGCTGTTTTTGATATTTCATATTTATTGGAGAATTCCTGGGTAGTTAGGGCATAATAATCCTCTTTCAAAATATCTGTTGAAGTTCCCTTTAAAAAATCTTGAGCTTTTTTATAACTGCTCATCTTCTGGTCAAGGCACAATCCGTATTTTTTTCTTCGGTAAGCCACCCCTTCGCCAGTCATGTTGAATAATTTTCCTATAGCTTCATCTGTAAGACCTTTCTCATACATGTTCTTTAAAAGATCCTTAGTAAGTCCCTTCTTCAATGACCTGTCTTTCCCCTCATACTGTATGCTAATCTCTTTACGAATAATGCCTCTGGGATTAACCGGAATTCCATATTTTTTCAATTTCAATAAAATGGAACTCTCAGTAAGTCCTGCTATAACCCCTATTTCTTTTGCTCTGAATCCATATTCGGAATAAAGTTTGCGAAGGACTTCTTCATTTAATTCTGAAAAGGTATAAGTCATACCTAAGTATAACCTAAATTTTTTGGCTGATCAAGATATATCTGGTAGGATCTGCGAAAAAACTAATAAAAAAGGTCCGGTATGATAACCGGACCTATATAATCCCTTTATTTCTAAAGAGTTATAGACTAACGAGAGATATTACCGTATAACTTTTTCATGGTTTCAGAAGTTTTTCGTGCAATTTCAGGGCATTTCATCGGATTATCAACACCGTATTTCTGCATCAAAGTTTTTTTTCTGGCTTCAATATTTACATACCCGGAATTCCCATATCGCTCCATTTTTGTTTTCTTTATTCGTTCAATAAGTTCAGGATTAGAAAAAGCCTTTTTAACACTCATACTCTGTAAGTCAGCATTCCTATAATTTGGGTCTCCATGTACTCTTTTACATGTTTTTTTACGAACCGTCTCAATATCTTCACACGCTATCCGGGCATCTGGAAATAACTTTCTATATTGCTTCCTATCTGGATGAGGCGCTTTAGAATAGCGCAGATGAGCCCCTATATCTCGGGCCTTATACCCGCAAAAACGGCATATAACATGATCAACATTTTCCTCTCTAAAAACTCTATGCCTTTTTTTCTTTAATGTCTCACGATAAATCAGACATGTTGATTTATGCCTTGATAAAGAAATATCATTATCAAAACATTTACCACATACACACTCAAACATCTATTCAACCTTTCTATAAACAAAAAAAGGTTCTGAAGATAATCCCATTGATCCTGGCCTTTTCCTCGGGCTAGACCAGTATATTCTTATTAGATTAAATCCTATTTCTTCCATGTTTTTTTGAACATTTTTTATAATAGGATAACCCTTAATATCATCAATATTCAAAATAAAATATTTTCCAGGCTTTAAAGCTTTATGTACTTTTTTAATCATAACCGATAAAAATTTTTCAGCCCACTCCATATAACAGCCGTATCTAATTGAACTTTGTGTATTCTCATCAGAATATTGCTCTTTATCGTAATATGGAGGACTCGTTAGAGCCATATCATATGAGCCATTCCCCAAATCTGAATCCTCAAAACAATCATTATGTATAATAGATTTTAATCCCGTATACTCAAAAAGCCATCTATCCAAATCTAATAATGCTTTGTAAGTCTCAGTAGAAGGCTCAAAGCCCTCATATTCTTTCCCCGAAGCCACTACTCCTGCCATACGAGCCCCAAAACCCGAACAAGGATCCAGTACCTTTCCATTAATAGGACAATAGACATCACATAGAAGTTTTGCTATTGCAGTACTGAACTGTCCCACTCCTTGAGTTCTATAAACAGACAACGCTGCTCGTATATTACTATTATTAATGTTTGGCCCATCAATCAATTGTTTGTCAATAACCTTTTTAAGCTCTTTATTATTCAAGAATATCTCATAAGGGCTGAGACATCCTTTTGTCTTTAAATGATATCGATGATTCATAAAACTATTAACAAATGTATTATGAATAGGAGAAAGACTTAGAATCCCATCATTAATATCTTGTTCATGCTTTTTTAACTTTTTGAATTTATCAATCCTCTCTGATTGATCTAAAGTCACATAAGGAAACCATCGATTTCTTATTTGTCTGTATAATGCTTTTTTATATGCCTTTTTATCATCTCTGCTTAATTTTAAAAAAATGCTTTTTGTGTAAGGATATTTTTCAATTAAAGGATGCAACAAAAACTTTCGAGTATCTTGCCAATCCACCCACCATTTATACTGTCTATAAAACTCTCCACAATCTTGAGGATTAATCCCTATTTTATAATAAAACTCCGGTAAGATATATCTCTTAAGAAGATCTGTAGTAAGTCCTCTTTTCGCACAAACCATATAACATATTTTTTCTTCTTTTGCATAAAACTCTGTATTCAAATTCTTATTGAGAATTTGAATACATTTTTCTAATTTATTCATACTATAATAAGGCTGTTTACCTATAACAATCCCATAAGATCTCCCGTATTTTTTTCCGTCATCCATTAACCAAAAGGCTACTGATATAAGGCTAAGCTGTCCCCATATCTCTTCTTTAAGAATATTTTTTTGCAGATGTTTTGAATTTTCAACTTTTTCAGTATAAAAAATGCGCCGATAATCTGCGAGTTCTTCAGAGGAATGACAGGAAAACCCTACTTGATAATCTTGATTCTTTTTATTTGGTTTGTCAATATAAGGAGAAAAAGAAAAAGGCTTCAATAACTCAATTTTAGCTTTTAGATAATTGATCTGGTCCCAACTATGCTCACACCTATAATAAGCTGACTTCTCATACGTAGAACAATATATCCCGGAATCCCCAAAAAGAGTGCCCACTATTATCTGTCTTTGAAGACTATTAAATTTTCCTTTAATAGGAATAATAGTTCCATATATGTCAAGAGTATTTAAATTAGGCCTCTTAATTTTTTTCTTCTTAACTGGAGGAGAAGGAGCATATCCTTTCTTATAAAGAAATTTTCTTAAAGTTATAATAGGAACTTTTAATTCTTCCGATAAGTTTCTTATAGAATTTTTTTTAAGGTATTGGATCATTTCTTCATAAATCATACCTTATTATACCTCACACCCGGCACTAAGTCAACAAAAACCTATCGTCTCTACACATGACATAAAAAAAGGGTTACCGTTATGGTAACCCTTTAATCTATAGTAAGTTATTACTTACCGAGAGATAACTACACGGCACAGACCCAGTGGGTTGTGACAGCCAATTCCGAGATTCTCGAAACAGCTAAAGCCAATTGTACGTTCCCGAGGATTATCCGCAGAAAGTACGCTTAGCTCAGTTCTCACGGGTATTCGTCCGAAGAACTCTGGCTCTGCACAGACATAGATATACCCTGCAGGTACTCTACGGGACACGATGATGTTGGCACCCCAAGCGGTTGCCAGCATACCGGTCTTCAGCAAAGCTGCCTGGGTTTCGATGTCCAGCACATCCCGGCCCCACTTCATGATATCAGCATAGTCCACGGCATTAGCAAAGATCCGGGCAACCCGGAGGTCATGGCGTTGTACCGAGGCAATAGCGTCAATCAGGTCAGCAGGAGTCAGCGGAGCAACAGCAGGGATATCGGCATTGGTAGCACCAATGTTATCGAATCCAGCTGTAGCCACAGCATCCAGGATTTCGAAAACGCGAGTATCTTCTTCGGCCTGAATCTCCGCTTTCGCCAAGTCTTGTGCACGTTCGATCAAATCGAAGCGACGTTCTTTGACCTGGGTCAGAGGAATGACCGGATTAGATGCGATCTCGAAAAGCGGGAAATGCACCCTACGTGGCTTTGTCACGGCGAGAATGTTTTCACCTTCTTCGCCAATGATGTAGGCTGTTACGTTCGGGTCTTTGTCATATATCGGAAGTGCGCCATCAGGGAGTTGTTCCACCAAGAAGGTCTTACGACCTACCGAGGTGTAATCTCGCCTTAACCGGAGAGGCTGAGTCATGGACGCAGCCAGACGGGCACGACCGCCAGCAGTTTTGATATACTCAGCAATAATTTGCTGTTTCTGTTCATTGCTTATAAGTTCTGGCATAGAGATTCACCTCCTCCCTATATTCTGAGTTGTACGGTCATGTATGGATCTGTAGCAGACGGAGCTTTTGCACAAATGCCAATCAACGTAGAATACGTTAGATTAGTATTGTCCATTCCTGACGTTATCGTCAGAAGTCCGTTCTGGGAAGCATAGAGAAAGTCACCCGCCGTATAAGTGACTGCCACTGTGCCATCCGTTGCCTTTGTTTCGTATATGTCGGTACTAAGCAGAGTACCAGCACCATGAGCATATACGACTCTCTCAGAGCCCAGAGCTGAACTGGATTCGAAAGGATTGCCGAGAGCATCATTAACAGCTATTCCGAGAGCTTTATCAGCAGTCGAATCGCTATCACCAGCGCACGGTCCTACGTATCCATCTCCAGCTACAGCAACAACGCTCCCTGCCAAAATACCTTTATTGGTTTTAGCATTGAGTCTGGTGTTGTATACTTTCTGGTTATTACCCACGCGGTTATCCTGAGTAAGACCTGCGCTCGTAATCTTTCCATACGAATCATAAGTCGAACGATACAGAACCTCACAGTGGGAATCTGGAACCGGAAGATTGGAACTCATTAAGAATCACCTCCTCAAGTTTTTAAATGTTAAAAATTCTTATCTTTTTAGGGATAAGCGTTAATTATTTCAAAGCAGAAGAAATGTCCGGGGGCAGTTCCCACAGATTATCCAGGGATCCATTCCCTGATGATGCCTGTTTCACTAAACCACTTAATTTCTTCGCTCCGGTTTTTACCTGTTCATCATCTGCAAAAAGAACATCAAGAAGATCAGAAGCTTCTACTTTTTCCTCAGGAGTTGTTTCTTCCTTAGGCTGCTCTTCCTTTTTAGCCTCTACTTCTTCTTTTTTCTCTTCTTCTTCAACTTTTACCGGTTTTTCTTCCTTCTTTTCTTCTTCTTCAGCTTTTACCACCGGTTTTTCTTCCTTCTTTTCTTCTTCTTCCTTTTCTTCTTCCTCTTCATTGGCAAGAATTTCACCCAGCTGAATTTGACGCTGGAGAGTAGCCAGGACGCATCTTTCCGGCATATACATGAACTCTTTGGCCTGAGCCTCAATCAGCTCATCCGATGCACCAGGAAGCATTCTCTGAGCAATTGTGATGCACTTAAGAGCCTTACCCTGAAGTTTCTGCATGGAAGCTATGGCTTCCTGTGCTTTCGCTTCCGTCATCTCTTCTTTTTCCTCGGAAACTTCTGCAGGAGCTTCAGGAGCTTCAGGAGCTGCAGGAGCTGCAGGGGCTGCAGGAGCTTCAGACTTAGGAGCCGCAAGACCCACTTCATTACGACCTTCACCTTCCCACGGCTTCCTCATATCCGGATCTTCCGCCCAGCTCGAAGGATCTCCGGTTTTATACTTCTCTACCGGAGGATTGGTTTTTTCTGTGTTCATCATGTAGGGATCGGCTTTCTTTTCCATTGAAGCCTCTTTACCCCATGTCAATCTCTGTCTCATTTGAAACCTCCTTAACGGTTAATTAAATTTTCGATATTAGTAGATTATTATTAATTCTCATAAAAATCCATAAGTCTTAGCCAGGCCATAGCTTTCTTAGCTTCTTTTTTAGTTATCTTCCGGCCTGAAGCTTTATTAAAACTTATGAAGATATCTTTTATATCTCGAGTATTTATATCAGCAAGGGCCATTTTTATTTTCATATCGAGCGGGGACTTTAAACAGTTATCTATATAGGACATAACCGCAAGGAAATCCCTTTTGTTATAGCCATAATTAGAGAGTGCTGTGAGGTCTTTGCTTGTCAGTAGCATTAATGTGCCGAATTTAAGCTTATCAAAAGATTCTCTATCCAGATGTCCGGCTGTTTTTTGGAGATGTGTATCCCAGGATTTTTTCAATCTCCAAACATTTTTTAAGGCTGCTGTAGGATGAATAAGGGTATCATCAAGTGTGTCAAGTTCTCGGGCATCATCATTTTGTTCTGGACTAAACTCATTAACTATTTCATCCTTAAGCTCATCAAGGATTTTTTTCTTTAATTCATTTTTCCATTGCTTAATAGGATCTTCAGGTTCTTCTACAGGTCCTGGTTCTTCTGGTGCCGGTTCTTCTGGTGCCGGTTCTTCTGGTGCCGGTTCTTCCGACA